ATGCGATACGTTGTCACTTTATTTTTATTATTGTTACCCACAGCGTCAACATTGGCCGATGATTCAGAAACAAATCCAGTGGCTAAGAAAATTAAATCGACGCTACAAAAGAAAGTCGATAAGCAGTTCGACCGATATGATGGTTATTGCGATTTAATGATTGAAATGGAACATAAAGGAAAAGTAGCAATAGTAAAACGAGTTACTGGAAGCGGAGATACAAAAGTTTGCCGTTTTGCTCGTTCAAACTTAAAAACCGGTAAGCGATATCGTTACAAACATCCTGAAAAATATATCCGCATACATATAACAACTGGTTCGTGAACCTTCAGTTTAAAGTAAGCAAGACCGAGTTACCGCAAATCAATTGGTTTCTATAATCCGTAACCCTGCGAACTGGTTCGAAACGTCATTAATGACGATTTACACAGTGAGTAGGGAGCCGATACTTTTGGCGGGTCGATTGACCTCGATAGGCTTCAAATGAAAGCCACCAAAGCCGAAGCCTAAAAAAGCCGAACCCTTAGCGATGGGGTTCGGCTTTTTTGACTTAGTTAATGAAATTGCTACTTTTTTTTAAAAATTATCCAGTCTGATTAAGGTATCTTACTGTATGATGCGTGAGAATCTCTAAACCGTATATAAGAAGTGAGTATAAACATGGCAGAACTCAACTCCCAACCATTGTCTATTCAATCGCTGTACTCGATGTACAGAGAAGGTAATTTAATAGTCAATCGCAGATATCAACGTAAGTTAGTTTGGACCCTTGAAGAAAAACAAAAGTTAATCGAATCTATCTTAAACAAGTACCCAATTCCTGCGATCTTGATTGCAGAAATGAAGGATAAAAGCGGTCAATATGAAATCATTGATGCTTGCAGCGCTTGCACGCCATAATGTCTTTCATCGAAGTTGCCTTTAAAACTGAAACTGGTCATTACTTCAATTTAGAATTCTTCCCAACAGCTAAGTCATATCAAGAAGAAGAAAACAAGTTTCAACTTCCAAGCGAAGAATCCCCTGCATACCTCGATAGCAAGCAGGTAAGTAGCATATTAGATTATTCAATGCCTTTATCAGTGATGCGCAATGTTACCGAAGCTCAAGTTAATGATGTATTTGATCGTATTAACACATACGGACACCGTTTGAGTGACCAAGAGCGACGACAAGCAGGTGTTCAGAATGAGTTTACGAATATGGTTCGCAGAATTGCATGTAAAATGCGTGGAGACGTATCAGATGAAGTAATGGACTTAGTAGATATGCCAGAAGTGAGTATTGACCTACCACTTAGCAAGCATGGCTATGGAGTCATGGCTGATGAAATATTTTGGGTTAATCAAGGTATTCTTAGAGCTATTGATTTGCGCGATAGTATGGACGAACAGTGCATTGCTGATATTACATCTTGTATCGTCGGGAACAAAATGATTAAGCGCTCAAAAGACGCTCTAGATGCTATCTATGAAAATGGTTCTGACGAGCAAAAACGCATTGAGAATGCCGTTCAGGTTTATGGAGAAGAAACTCTTACAGATGAATTTGTATTCTGTATCGACCAGATTGAAAAAGTCGCCAATGGAAAGCGCCTGAAAGAAATAGTTTATCCAAAGAAAAGCTCTAACCCTTTCCCTGCAACATTTGCCGTAATCTTTCTGGCGTTCCATGATCTTCTCATTAAATCGAAGAAAGTCATTTCTGACTATGAAGGAATCCGCAATGCAATGCAGAATATGTCTAACCGCATTGATACAAGTAAAGGTGCGGGTTCACCCGAAGAGCGAGATAAAAACATCGCTTCTATTAAGGGATTAATTGAACGCTTCTTTGTGGATACCAATGACTTGAAACATGTATACGGTCACCACTCAACAGTTGATATAAATGCGATTCTACGCCGCTCAGAAATCGAATTAGCTGACTACGAACTTAAACAGGGTATGATGACTTTAGCCCCAGTTAAGAGAGCGGAAGATAAAAAAAGCCGTTCAAAAAATCATAAACTCAATTTGTGCTATAGCTAATAATGGGCCTCAACGTCCGGGCAAATTGATTATCGGTATAGCCGACAAAGATGAAGATGCAAAGCGCGTAGAAGAATTAGATAGCATAAGCCCGATTAAAGTTGGCAAAAAATACGTAGTCGGCGTAAATCGAGAAGCAAAAGCCCTTGGTAAAACGGTAGAAGACTATGTAGGACTATGGAAAGGGCGCATTCAAGATTCAGAACTTAGTGAGCCATTAAAGTCTCAAGTACTATCAAGTATTGATTACCATGACTACTATGGCTTGGGCTTGCTAGTTATTACAATTCCACCTCAAAGCAAAGAATCATATGTAGGGGACGATGTATATTGGCGAAATGCTGACAGTACAGAAAAAGTCGAATCAATGAAGAAGCATGGTGAAATTTGCTCTCGCTTTAAGTAATAATCAAAAAAAGGCCCGCTACTAAGCGGGCTTTTTTAACCCTTAAACTTAGACGGAAGCCAATCCGCTGCTTTCATTCGACGGCCGCCACGAAACGGTAAGACGTTTTCTTTAGCGGGATAAACCTTGGGATACTCAAAGTGTCCATACATTTCCACAAACTGACGATGTTCGTCACGCCAGAACACAAAGCTTTCCAATTCTTTAGGGCTGAACTCGCGACCAGACGGTGTGATAAACACCGCGCGTTTCTCACAGATACGAAACCCAGACCAACGCAAATCATTAGGCAAATAACCAAGCGCCTTAATCAACAGTAGTTTTTCTGCCATTGGATTGATAGGAACCGTACCATCAAGCCAACGAGTAATCGTGGGTTTGGATACGTGAAAATATTCAGCGCCTTGCTTAATGGAGGTAAACTCACGCCAAAAGAGTGTGCGGAATGATTCGTGAAACATGACAACGCTCGCATATTGAATAACTGACTAAAATTATTTTTCTTGTTGTTTTGGGCGTTACCGAACGCAACATTATGTGGCGGTCAGGCTTATAGTGGTTTTTCGTTGATTGCACAAAACGAACGTCACGAATAGTACAAGTAACTTGCGTTATGGAAATCGACAAAATAAAAAATTACGGCTTGGTTATCAGACACTTATGAAAGGCTTAATCAAAGAGTTAGCCTTTGTTAACAAATCACCCCTTGGTGCGCATTATGGGCGCTTATGTTGAATGCGATTGCATATGCGTATCCTATAAAATGTCCCTCTTTTGAGGGACAATTCAATGAAGTATCACGAAATGACTAAAAAACTATATTTTTCGTGAATTTGAATGTGGTTTAACCATCGAAGAAGCTGCCAAACTTTGTTTGAAAACTGTGAGAACGGTCAAAGAATGGGACAAGGGAAAATCCATACCGCCAGAGTGTAAGCGCTTGATGAGGATGAATAAGGGTAGGGAATTGAGCTCTTGTGAAGATTGGGAAAACTTCGTAATGAGGCATGATCGATTAGAGCTTCCAACTGGTCAACTAGTTACTGCACAACAAGTGCTGATTGGTGTGGCTCTGTTAGAGTTAGGTGCTTCAAATGATATTAAGATTGCTCACCAACTATTGAAGTATGCAAGGGCATTAAAGAAAATAGTTTAATTGAAGGCTCCGGTTGGAGCCTTAATGGAAACTAAGCCGGATTATCTAAGTATGGTTTGTCTTGCTTAACATATGGCTTAAACTCAGCATGTGTTAAGAATGTCTTATCTAACTCTTTTTTAGCTCTTGGACCAGTATGTTCTCTTAAATACGCTCGGTTCTTAATAGACTTAGACTTTCCTACCAACTCAAGATGACGATCTAGCTCATAATCTTCTGAAAAATTTACATATTCTGAATCTTTCATAATAAAACCTATAAATAGAATGCAGTGCAACATTGCACCTATTTGGATATGTGGATAAAAATATACATTTCAAGGTGTTCATTATGACCATTAGCGCAAATCAGTTAGTTAACTCACAAAAATGTCCAGCTTTGAGTCAGGATCCCAACGGAACGTCTCTAGGATTTGATCATAAACTAATCATCAAAGCTGTGAGGTCGAGTACGATCTAATACACCTTAGTTTTCTATTCCACTTCTAATGATTCTGGCCAAATAAAGTAAGGGCCAAACCGCTTACTGTACTTGAACTCACCACCTAACGATTTCCCTTCTTCGGTTAAAGAATGTTTTCCATCATCGAAAGATAAGTAGCCCTTGCTTACACACATCTGAAGGAAATCATCTGTTTTAATCTTGAGCTTCTTGGCTAGTTTGGATGAAGTAAGCTTGGCTTGTTCTGGTTCTTCACTTTTAGCAGGGTCATTGACAGATGATGTAATCTTCTCTAACGAAATACGAACTTCATCGCTAATACGAATAATGCGTTGCGCTTCCTCATAAGAATCTTTGTAGACATCGGGGTCTTGGTCACGATCAATGAAGATGCCCATTTCGTTATTGTTTACTTGGCTGAACTCATAGAGGTTTAAACTTGTAATGATACAAGCACTTTCGTTCATGTAGCACTTTGCATGGAGATTTTTGCAAAAACTAGTACGGACAAAGGAGAGACCTTTAAGCCAGTTAATCTCATCAGGTTGTAGTTCGCTTTTGCCATAGACAATTCTAATGTCGATTTTTAATCGATCTTTGTCTTCCAAAAGCTCTCGAATACGATCATTAAGTTTAAGAAAAGGGCTGATAAGAATCAGCCTTTCCGATGCGTTCTTGATAAGCTCTTCGAGATAGTAGTTTGTAGCACTTGTATTTAAAAAACTTAGCCATTTCATATCCTTGACATATAAAACCTAGCACAAAGAGGCTACGACTAAGTACTAGCTAGATCAAGAGTCACAAATACAAAACGCGAAGCAGGAGTCTAAAACAGAGCGAATCACTCTCTTAAGTTCTATTCCGTAAGGTAGTAGACCATAACGCCATAAAATAGACTGTTATTCGAGTCCTTTCTCTAACAAATCTATAGAATATGGTGTGAGCACAAAAGTTTTATGCGTTCTGCCAAAAACTTCACTTAAGTATCCATCATTATTCATACGGTCTATGTATCGCTTTGCTATAAACTCTTTGATGCTAAGCGGTTCTCTTATTTGTTCAGCGAGATGTTGCTGAGGCAACTCTTTATTATCGTTTTCAAAAAAACATACGTAAGACCAAACGTATAGCTTTATGGTAATCATTTTGGTCGGTAAGGGACTGCCCCTCCGATGGTTTAGCTGTATTGTTATTACTTTTCTCAATTAATTCGTTTAATCTATCCACCTCTCTGACCAACTCATTTTTTCTCTTCGATTAAAGAGCTGTTCTCTTCAGTTAAAGTCATAATTCTATGTTCATGAGACTTAACTTTTTCGATTAAATCTTCAATCGAAGAAGCGTGATCTCTTTTTAAAGCCTCAACTTCTGCCCTAATTTCAAGAGAGCGTTCCAATGATAATAACTGCTGATTTTCTTTTTCCTGCTTTATCTCGTTTAGCCTTTTCTGATGGCTTAACGAGTGGCTATAAACGAATTTTGAGGGGTACGGAAAGATGAATAAATAAAACAAACTCGTCAATAAGGGGAATAGTAGTCCAGTCACATACAAGTCATAATGATCGCTGTATAAGATAGAAATCATTCTTAACTTATCTTGATACTTCAAACTAGAAAAGATTAATAAGATAAACTTATAGTTCCAAATACACCATGAGATGGCTAAAGAGCCCAGCAGAGGGCTTGCAATTCGCTCATTCAAATACATTCGTAGCGAGCTATAACTATCAGCAAGCATCTTCATTCCTCTTAACAAAAATTAAACTGTCAAATTATACACACTATGTTGAATATGTCTTAGTGAAAGAGCACAACGCTAGTACTGAGTGGGAATTTACCCCCGTAATACAGATTCGGGGGTTTGACCTCCCGCCGCACGTCGCGCAATCGTCCTAGCCCGTCCTCACTTGCTCCGCGCGTCCGTCGGAGAGAACCCAGAAAAGAAGAATAAGCATTGCTCGACACTCGCAAAGCTTTGACGTTGTGAGTATGCAGCGTTCCGGTAGGTTAACGCGCCTTTGGTGTGGATAGTCTCTGCAAGGCTGGTCTAGCAGGAAGGAGGGCGGCAGCATCCAAGTCGCTTTGGGCTGCTAACCGCGCCGATTAAGTGATGAGGCTAGGTTTTGCTATGGTGGGCGGCTTGGTGCCTCGTCGTCGCTCCGCAACTCCTTATCCTGCGGGGCTGGCACCTTGCCTTTAATTGAAGTAGTCGACCAGTTTGCCTAGGAGGTATCTCGCAAGGTCATAGGCGAGTACCACAATGACTGCGTTCACTATCGAGAGATGATCAAACAGCTCGATGATTTCAACCAGCTGTCCATGCGTTACGTATTCATTCATTAGGTTTCGTCTCCACTAAACAAACCGCCAACGGGTTTTAGTTCAATATCTTGCTCTTGCCGTTGTGCATATTGCTCATACGGCGAACACGTGACATAGAAATTGGATGCGCCGCGAGACAGCTGGACGAGGCAATCGTCCAGATATTCCATCTTGACGCCCAACTTATTTAGGAATCCGTCATCGAGGTAAGTCACACCGCGCGGTGTGACAACCTCAAAATGCACGTTGACGTGTATCGAGGTGGCTTTGTGCCAACGTTCCACGGCAGAGACATAGATGCTTTCTGAGTTCGCCAGTGGGAACCAAGCCGGAACAGTGCCTACGTCATGATAAGACTCATTCCCGCAACCAGCACCCGTACAGCCAGAACCACTAGAACCCATGACAGAACCAGGCGAACCACTTTGACCAGGACGTGCTTGACCTTGCGAAGTCGAAACGCCACTTTGCTGCGAAGTTTGATGAAGCTGCGTTCCTTCCGAAGTTGTCGTCTCAGAATCAGAAACCATACCAATAAGCGCATAAACTAAGTACCCAAATGAAAGCACGACCAGTGCCATAGCTGCTAAGAATTTCGGGTTAAGAAAGATGTTCTTTCCAAGCCCCGACTTGGTGATTTGCCCCGTGACGGTCGAGGCGTAGAGTAGGTGGACGTCAAGCGGCACCTTGAGGTTATAAACCACATCGTCTTTGCTTGGTTTGGTGACCGTTCGAGTCGGGTCATGCTCCAAGATGCGCGGTTTACGGTTGGAAAAGAAGATCCCATCTTTCCCCTTATGTTGCTTGGCCAACTCCGCAACACCTTTTAACTCTTTCGGAATTTGAGCAAAGTCAGGCGTGAGCAACACAATGTCCCAGTTGTAGTGCCGGTGCTCCATAAAGGCGTTGTTAAAGTTCTCGGGATAGATGATGCGTCCTTGCTCATCAAAGCGTGTGCGTTGGCAATCGTCTATCTCGCCATTGTCCAAACTGGATGTATCAATCGTTAGCCAACGAGAGTGAAACAGCTCGGAGAATCCTTCCGGTAAGTGAGGCTCAAAGTCAGTAAAAGGGCGCTTGTGTATGTTCGCCATTTTAAAACCTGCATTGACCGAGAAGATTTGCTGACACTCATCAATGAGGATGAACGCCCCAATGGGCGCCCAACAGAAAAAGTATTTCCAAAGCTCGAAGCCTTCAGGATTGCGAGAGCTAATGCGAATGAGCCGAGCTGTATCAGGAAACTTTTCACCAAGGCGTTGTTCAATCACTTCAAGTGGCTGCATGCCATGAATGTTCGTAATGCAAATTCGACCTTCACGCAGTGCAGGCAGTAAGTCAAACCACACGGCGCAAGCCGATTTGTAAGAGCCACCGTGACCGTATCGAAATGAAGTAGCCATTCAATCACCAGTTAAAGAAACGCATAACTAAAGACGTAGCGAACGCATCAAAGATGACACGTAGCCCAGAGGTGACGCCGTATTCGGTCAAGATATAACGGACGTCAGAGGGAAGCGCATTAAAGCGGTCTTCGACAAGCGTATAGACGCCATATTCTTCGAGCAGCAGCTGCGCAATCTTGAGCGCGATTTGTATCGAGCAATCTTGATATCGAGCCATACTGAGATAAGCCACATCGCGCCGTATTCAAACGCGTTCTTTATCCATTCAATCGCCACATCAAAGAAGTCGAGAAAGGTTTGCCCAATGTTGGCAATAAACTCTAATGCTGAGTAGATGTATTCCATGTTATTTACTCCGATTACCAAACAGAACCCAAAGGGCGATTAAGGCACAAATGAACAGCACGACAGGGCGCACATAACCCGATACCGCATCAAAACGCTGTAGTCCTGATTCAACGGTTGCGCCTTTGATATTGAAAGACTTGTCGCTTAATGTGCCGTTGTTGAAGTTGGTGCCGATAGTGATTAAGCCTTTAATGTCGTCCACATAGCCTTGGATGGATTCGGCTTTTTCATCTATCGTGGTTTGCAGGTTGGCAAAGTCTTCTGCCGTAAAGATTTCGCCAGTGATAGCGGTGCCTGTAGGTGTGCCAAACTCTGAGCCAGTCAATAGACCCTCAATCGCATTTAAGCTGCTATCGAGTTCGCCCATTGAATCACCAAGCCCTTTTAAATCGTTACGAATACCAATGGTGGCGTTGGTATTGTTGTTCACCGCTGTAGTGATATCGCCGTTGGCCTGTTGGATGAGTGCTTGGTGTTGTTATAAATCTTGTTGTCATTGATTTGCTGTTCTTGAATGGCTTGGGTGTTATCGACCAAAGAGCCTTTCACATCAATCACCGCGTTGGTGATATCCGCGTGTGACTGGTTGATATCGACGTTAAGATCATGAATGCCTTTGTTCACATCCACGTTAAGCCCTTTAATAGCAGAAAGGACTGCCGTGTCTGTCGATTCATCCGTGTCAGGGTCTTCTACATCCGGTTTATCATCAACGACACCGGGATTAACCGTGTTGGTTGAATCGTCGGGTAGGACAGTTGGGTCTTCAATCTCATCGGTTGGGTCATCGGGGTCATGGGTTGGGTCTTCTGGCGTATCCGGTGGAATGATGGGTTCATCAGGCCCATTCACACCCCAGAAAAGTGTGCCACCGTCACACTGACGTCCAGTGTAAGCAAAGCGCAGAGAGCATTGAGAGTCGGGCGTGTACTGTCCATCAGGAACGCCAGTACAAATAATGGTGGATTCGTTCTTAGTCACTTCACATCGAGTGGCACCATAGTCACCGTAACAAGCGCCCGTCACCAATTCGCCGTATATGGCAGGGTGCCAATGCAATTTCACCGTATCACCAATGGACTGTTTGAACTGGCAAGCATCCATGCAGGTGCCGTCAGGGTTCTTGCCATATTCACAAACCGATTTACAACGTAAGGTTGAAGGGTCAAATTCGCTATTTTCTGGACAACGAACCTCAGAATAAGAAAGACCGAGCCCATTATCACAAACTGTTTGATAGGGATCGCGAGCATTAGCATATGATGTCTTCTCAAATGTGCATGAGTCGAAAATACCCAGTATCCAAAAAACAAGTATTCACCTTGTAAGGGTCAACCCAATCACCTTGAGAGCCACAACCCCTCATTTGCATATGACTAATACGCGCTTCTAAAGCATACGTATGATGACTAGCGCATAGAATAACAAGGGCAATAAAAAAACGGAGATAGTGATTCATTGTATAAAACCAATAAAAAAAGGGAGCCGAAGCCCCCTTTATCCGTTGATTAGTGAGTATTGATGCCACTCACAAAGCCGTGGAGGAATGCCCCCGCAAAGGCAACACCTAGAACGATAGCGAGAACATCTCCAAGTAAATTACCCGATAAAGGAGGCATAGAGGTGAACCGTTAGCGACGTAAGAAGCCAACAACCATGGTCACACCAAAGCCCAGTGCAGCCATACCAATCAGCCCCGCCACAACCAGTGATACGTTAGCTTGACCACCGGATACCGCAGAGTTGATTGCGCCCGTGATATCGACTTCAGCGAACGCCGGAGAGACAGACGCGACCATAAGAGCAGCGCCAGCTGCGGTCTTTTTGTTTACTACTGCGTGTTTTTACGTTATTTACAACAAGTTCTAGTTTTTTTCATAAGATTTACCTTTTACTCATAAGGCGAACAACACGACCCACCCAGTGACCAACGACCATGTTGATCAAGAGCACGCCACTGACATACAGGAACAAGTCACCGTTGAAGAGGACTGGCTCCTTATATTCTTGGTAGTCCACCGCCGAAATCAGCACGTATTCTTGGCAATCCGCAACAGGCGTTTTCGTTGCTTTCAAATTGCCATACTGGTTAACGACGGTGACGCATACAGACATTTTTTAGCCTTGAACGGGTTTCATTGAAGCTTCGAAGTGCTTCTTAATTTCTTGGTCGACTGGAATAAGCTCAGTCACGATAGCGCCTGCCAATGGGTCTTCTGGGTTAATCTCCAAGCGCAATTGGTATTCACGGCGAGGAACGAGAGCGCCAGTGCGCTCAAGAAGCAGGGCATATTCATGGTCAATCATCAAAGGTTGATCCCATTGGGGATTTACATCACCCGATTCACCGATAGTACGGCGTTTGAACTTCTCTGAGTTGATTTCACGTAGAGGTCGTGACACGTTCAGTTGAGCACTGTCACCACGTGCTGAGTTCCAAGTGATATCCATGCCAAGTACAAAAACGGATTTAGCCATTTGTTAAGTCTCCAATATGTGAGTCACCAACTTGCCGTAGGTATCGGGGAAGGTGAATTTAGTTCCATCACGGACAAGGGAACCGACCACGGTTTCAATGTCGCCCTCATGGAATTCGATTAAAGAGTTCAGAATTTTCCCGTACTGGCGACGCATCCAGTGCGCAGAGGCCAACAGGTCTAACGCCGCGCGTTTAGTCGGGACAGGTTTGGTATTGAATTTCTTTGCAGTAGAAATTGACGCAGCAAAATCATTGAGCGCGGCATACGCGCCAGCTGGATTCAGCAACACATCAACATTCCATTTTTTAAGCTCGACTTCAGAGCGGTACCAGACAAGACCCGTGTTCGCGAGTTTCTGCTCAAGAGCCTTGTTGTAGATACGCCAGTAAATGCGCGAGGTACGCGAACCAATCGAGTATTGCTCTTTGGTGTAAATCGGTTTTCCATCTTTGCCGATACTGGCAATGGTCATGTCTTCATGAAGCACAGGACCACGACCACGTTCAGCGGTGCGGAAACAGTCGTCACGCCACGCCTTGTAAGCGTATTCGCAATCAAAAATCCCGTCGTAATCGTCATAGGCCAAGTCAACACGCGCCAAAGTTTGTACACCAAGCACATTGGTCAGCCAGTCATGCAGCGACCACGTAGGACGACGGGCAAATACATGCTTGCATCCCGTTCCGTTGATTTGGAAATGCACCGTGTCATTGTTACCGCCGATACCAACGAAGCCGCAGAAGTCCTCACCATCTGGCGAAGTCAGTTTCATGGATTCGGTGTAGAACTGGAAACCCAAACCGCGAGGCGCAGACAGCGACAAACCAAGCACTTGGTTGGTGAAGATGCGCAAGCAGTCTTCCAAGTAATTGCGATAACAGATATCAAACGCTTTGTTGTACGCATCAATCTCGTCGGAAGTCTGAGCGACCGTCGGATTAAACACAGGTGGAGCAGGGAACTTAGGTGCACGACAGTGACGCTGTAACAGTCCAGATTTGGCAAAGCTTTGTATTCCTCATGCTTGTGCAATCGACGAACCGCATCATGACAATGACGTAAGTCTTTCACAGCAAACGTAAAACACAGGTAATCAATATGAACGCTTTGCTCATCGAACTTCTTGAGGATGTTAGTTGCAGTAGTCATCGAACACCCCCAAATTGATACGTTGTTCAACAGTCGTGTTGGTGATGGACACCAACTCATAAGAAGCGAACTGAGACGAAGCCCAAGACTCAAGATGAGACATGGATTTAAGCAAATCCCATTCGTCGCAACCTTTGACCAACACAGACACCGTGTAATCAGGTAGCAAGTCGTAATAGATGATTTGAGCTTCGTTCATGAAATCGCCTTGACCAGTTCCGAACGACCATCCAAGAGGTCGAATACATTAAATTCTGTAGCGATTAAATACAGAATCTTATGTATCGTCAATACAGCAAATTATGTGTTAAAAGACTAAAATCGGTTTAATGACGTGAATTGAGGATGCTACAAAAATGTATACAAAACAAGCTGCTCGACGCTTATAAAGACAAGATGAACTACGTTCAATACAAACAAATAGCTCATGACTTGGGTGTAAGCCCGCAAATGATCACTGAAGTTAGAAAAGGTCGAACATTTCTTAACGAGAATCAGATACTTATGCTTGCAGACGCTGTAGGCGAAGACAAAGAAAAGGCTCTGATTGGCTTAGCGATGGATAAAGCAAAAACGCACGAAGCGCAGACACTATGGCAGAACATAGGAAAAAAGTTTAACGGACTTGGATTATCAAGCATTTCAATGGCTTGTGCTGGATTGGCCTTAGTGATTGCAAGTCCACAGGAACCACTATTACAGTGCGCATTATGTATATTATGTTAA